TGGCAATTACAATAGACGTTAAAAAAGGTGATACTATACTTGTAGGAAAATTTAAAAACAAGAAAATGGTAATAAAAGATATAGGTGTAGATAAACATGGAATGCCGACTATAAATGGAAGAAAGGCTACTACATTTAGAATACACAAAAAAGTCAATATTTTTGATAAAGGTTTTGATGAAAAAATTGATAGGGATGCGGAAGGATATGGAAAATATGATGATACTGATGATAGTGATTTTGATGAACCTTCAAAAACTAAACAGTTAGAGAGTAAGTCTACTTATAAAAAAATAATGGAGATGAAATAATGGAGTGGTTAAAGAAGTTAGTAGTTGCAATTTTAGGACTTTTTGGTTTAAGTACACTTTTAAGTGCTAATAAATCAAAAGAAGTAAAGGAATTAGGGAAGGTAATCAAAGAAAATAAGAAAAAAACAAAAGAAGTAGTTAAAAAAATAGAAAAATTACAAGAACATAAAAATAAAAATAAAAAAGAAATAACAAATTTAAAAAGAAAATTGACCAGAACAAAAAATGAGGTCAAAAAGATGGAAACGGCCTATGAAAATGATGAAGTAGAAGATGCAGCAGATTTTTTAAGGAAGTTTTCAAAGAGTAAATAATTATATATATGTATATAAGGAGAAAATAAAATGGCTATTGGAGATAGAACACCACCTGCAGTAAGAGGTAACCTTGGTAAATATAATAATGTTCACCTTGTTGGTAATAGTACAACCTTTTTTGCAACAGGTTCAAATGAAGCCGCTGCATTCGTAGTAGCTGGAACTAGATCACAGATTACATTAACATTTTCGGGTGGAGGAACATCCGCTGGTGATGTTTTTGATGCTGGTGTCGTTCATGAAATTGGAGTTCAAAAAGCTGTAACTGGTGCCGGAAGCACAGTTTATCTACTTAGATAAGGAGTGAATATGAAATATCTTTGGATATTATTGATATCCATCCCACTATTCGGACAGACAACATTTACACAAGAAGAAGCGCTGGAAATGATTAAACAACGAGATGCTCAATGGGAAGGTAAAATTGAAAAGGCTGATTTGTTGATAGCATCACAGAAAGTGGTAATCACAGACCAAGAAAAATTAATTAATGAGTTAGAATCACAGTCCAATCTTGATTCTTTAATAATAGTGGCAAAGGGTAAACAAATAGAATCTTTGAAGGCACAAAATGTGGCCAATGAAAAAATGGCAAAGTTAGCAAAACCAAGTTGGTATGAAAATAAGTGGCTATATTTTGGATATGGAGCGGCCGCAATAATTATTCCAACTTATTTTGGAATTCAAATAGCGGACTTAGCAAAATAATGAGTGACATAAAAGCAGTCATCAAAGCAGAATATCTAAAATGTGCACAGGACCCTGTGTATTTTCTAAAGAAGTATGCTGTTATACAACATCCAATACAGGGTAAAATTCCATTTGCATTATATAAATTTCAAGAAAGTACAATATATGATTTTGAAAAACACAATTACAATGTTATTCTGAAAGCCCGTCAGTTAGGTATATCCACACTTACCGCTGGATACGCATTATGGATGATGACTTTTCAGAGTGATAAGAACATATTGGTTATTGCAACTAAACAAGATACCGCTAAAAACTTGGTTACGAAAATCCGAGTTATGCACGCAAACTTACCAAGTTGGGTTAAGTCAAAGTGTGTTGAGGACAACAAATTATCATTACGATATTCAAATGGTTCACAAGTAAAGGCGATATCAAGTACTGAGGACGCAGGTCGTTCAGAGGCTCTGTCATTATTGATACTTGATGAGGCAGCATTCATTGACAAGATTGATACAATATGGACTGCTGCACAAAGTACTCTATCAACTGGTGGACAATGTATAGCACTTTCAACACCAAATGGTATAGGTAATTGGTTTCACAAAACTTGGGTAGGAGCTGAAGAAGGTGATAATGATTGGAATTTTATTAAATTACATTGGACTTTACATCCAGACAGAGAACAAGAATGGAGAGATGAACAAGATAAGTTGTTAGGTCCTTCAATGGCAGCACAAGAATGTGATTGTGACTTCATCACTTCAGGTCAAACTGTAATTGATGGTGTTATTTTAGAAGAATATAGAAATACACAAATTGAAGATCCAGTTGAAAAGAGGGGAATGGATAGTAATTTATGGATTTGGAGACAACCTGATTATACTAAGAATTATGTAGTTGCTGCTGACGTTGCTCGTGGTGATGCATCAGACTTTTCTGCATTTCATGTAATAGAAATAGAGAGTATGGAACAAGTAGCAGAATATAAGGGAAAAATACCTACCAAAGATTTTGGTAATTTATGTATGAACACTGCTGTGGAGTATAACAACGCATTACTTGTGATTGAGAACTCAAGTATTGGTTGGGCTACTATACAACAAGTTATTGATAGAGAGTATGATAACCTATTTTATACAAGTAAAGATTTACAGTTTGTAGATGTCGCAAGACAAATAACAAACAGATACAGACAAAAAGATAGACAAATGATTCCTGGTTTTAGTATGACAACTAAAACAAGACCATTAGTGATAGCAAAATTAGAAGAATATTTTAGAGAAAAATCAGTTATCGTTCATTCTGATAGACTGATTGATGAATTATTTGTGTTTATATGGCACAACAACAAAGCCCAGGCAATGGAAGGATACAATGATGACCTTCCAATGAGTTTGGCGATAGGATTGTGGGTAAGAGATACTGCACTTAGGTTGAATGCAGAGGGAATTGCCCTACAAAAAACAGTCCTAAATAAAATGTTAGATTATGAACCAGTTTACACTCCCCAAGAAGAAGCAGCCGAAGGTTGGGATTGGGAAGTACAAGGTGAAAGAGAAGATCTAACTTGGTTAATAAAATAATAAGAGGATAAAATGGCACAAACAAATTTAAGAGCTAGACTACAACGATTATTTTCCACGAATGTCATTGTAAGACATGCAGGTGGTAGAAAGTTAAAAATTGCCGATACGGATAGAGTTCAAAGTGCACAGAGAAATAGTCTTGTAGATAGATGGTCAAGATTACATACTAATATGACGACTGGTGGATATGGACATTCACAGGCGATTAGTTTTCAGGCACAACGATTGGCTCTATTTAGAGATTATGAAGAAATGGATAATGATGCAATTATTTCAAGTGCACTTGATGTTTATTCAGACGAATCCACAATGAAAAATGAATATGGTAAGATATTAGAAATCAATTCAGAAAATGAAAATATTCATGATATTCTACATAATCTTTTTTATGACATATTGAATATAGAATTCAATTTATGGCCGTGGGTTCGTAACCTATGTAAATATGGAGATTTTTATCTCTATTTAGACATCAAAGAAAAGTATGGTATTACAAATGTAGTTCCACTTTCAGCATATGATGTTACTCGTATTGAAGGTGAAGATCCAGAGAATCCATATATGGTTCAGTTTATGGTTGAAGAAGGTGATACAAGACATTCAGGTCGTATGGCAGGAAATAAAGAATTAGAAAACTATGAAGTAGCACATTTCAGATTACTTTCAGATGCAAATTTCATACCATATGGAAAGGGTATGATTGAAGGAGCCCGTAAGATTTGGAAACAATTAAGTCTTATGGAAGATGCTATGTTAATACATCGTATAATGAGAGCACCTGAAAAGAGAGTGTTCAAGATTGATATTGGTAACATTCCACCTGCAGAAGTTGAAAACTTTATGCAAAAGATTATAAATAAGATGAAAAAGGCTCCTGTTATGGATGAAAATACGGGCGATTACAATTTAAAATATAATATACAAAATCTCACAGAGGATTTCTTCTTACCAGTTCGTGGTGGAGATAGTGGAACTCAAATTGATAGTCTCGCAGGATTAACATACGAAGCAGTAGAAGATATTGAGTATCTAAGAAATAAGTTAATGGCAGCATTAAAAATACCAAAGGCATTTCTTGGATACGATGAGGCAGTTGGTAGTAAGGCAACTTTAGCGGCAGAAGATGTTAGATTTGCACGAACAATCGAAAGAATACAGAGAATTGTTACGAGTGAATTAACAAAGATTGCTATTGTTCATTTATACGCACAAGGATATACAGATGCAGACCTTGTTAATTTTGAATTAGATTTAAAGAATCCATCTACAATATATGAAGAAGAAAAGATTGAGTTGTGGAACAATAAACAAAGTCTTGCTTCAAGTCTTATGGACGCTAAAATAACAGATACGGAGTGGATTTATGATAATGTATTTAAGTTTACAGAAGAAGAGAAAAAAGAGGTTAGACTTGGACTAATTAAAGACCAAAAACGGAAGTTTAGGTGGTCTCAGATTGAAATGGAAGGTAATGACCCAGTTCAAAGTGAAGAAGCAGTCGGAACACAAGGAGCGATGGCAGATGGTGGAGGTGGAGAAGCACCTCCAGGTGGAGCACCTCCTGGAATGGGAAGAACAAGTCGAGAATTAGAAATGGATATGCCAGAAGATGGCTGGCCGGGAAGTGGTCGTCCAAAAGAAGGACCTAAACACGGAAAAGACTCAAGTATAAGGGGTCGAGATCCACTTGGTAGTCATGATAAACGAAAAGGTGGTAGTGGTAGTCCAAAATATGGAATTGCATTAGCACATTATGACGCATTAAAGAAAAGTTTAGGAAAAGTAAGTCGAGCAGAACAAAAAATACTTGTTGAGACGACTGATGTAGAAGAAGAATATAAAAATGAGGTATCTTCATCTTTAAGTGATACTTAAACGATGAATTATTAGAAGTTTTTATATTTATAGATGAAGAAATATACTTATTTAGGAGCATAGATTATGGCCCAGCGTGTAAAACACTCGAAAATAAAGAATACGGGAATTCTTTTTGAATTATTGTCCCGTCAGATCACAGTTGATGTGATGAATGGTGATGATAAAAGTAAATCTGTAGAGGTGTTAAAAAAATACTTTAATGAAAAGACAGAACTTGGTAAAGAAAATCAACTATATCAAGTTTTGTTAAAAGAAAATTATAATTCGTCTCGTAAGGCAGAAAAATTGGTCGATGCCGTATTAAGGGCCAGAGAAAAATTACAAAATAAAAAACTTCGTAATGAAAAATATAATCTTATTAAAGAGATTAAAAAGAATTACGTTGTGGAAGATTTTTTCAGAGCACGAATCCCTAACTATAAAGTATATGCTTCTATTTATAAAACATTTTTATCAGAAACTACTCCTGTATTTGATCCAAAAGAAGAAGTAGAAAGTACTTTTTCTATTATAGAACATATTACTCGTAATAAAATTAAATCACGAGGTGCAGACAGTAAAGTAATTTCTGAATTCAAGAATGAAGATAAAGATTTAAGATTACTTTCTTATCAATTAATGGTAGATAACTTTAATGGTAAGTATAAGAAGTTAAATTCTATGCAGAGAAATTTATTGAAAGAATATGTTAATAATATTTCTAATACTAATTCATTAAGAGAATTTATAAATGATGAAGTTAAAAAAGTAAAAGAAATTCTTAATAAAATTTTACCACGAGTTAAAGATGATGTTACAAAAATTAAATTAACAGAAGCAATTAAACAAACAGATACTTTATCAAAAGGTAAAATAGTTAAAGATAAGCAGGTTGTGTCATTAATGAGGTATTACGAACTCATCAAGGAACTTCACAATGTCACGGGTTAAAGAAAATTTAATTCGTAAACTTGTTAGAGAATTAATCAAACAAGAATTAGACGAAGCCAATTCTACTTCAAGTGTAGGTGGTAGTTACAATACACCACATGCATTTGGTGGTAGTAACAAAAAGGGTAAAGGTAAGGGTAAGGCCGGTTACACAGGAGGTCATGATGAACCAACTGATGGAACTGGTCATTTTATTGCAAATGACCCTAAGTTGAGGAAAGAGTCAGTAGTAAATGAAGGTAGATATCACGCTTGGAGAAATGATGATAGTTTAAGTCCTAAGCAAAAAATTGGTATAGCCATGAGAGAAACTCGTGATTCTTTAAAAGAATTAGAACGAGTTGTTAGGTATAATGTTAAATTAAAAAATGAGTTAAAAGTGGATTCACGAGATTATTGGAAGAATACACACAAGGCTCTAAATAAAATTAGTGAGAGATTAGTTAAATTAGCGAATAAGGTCGGTCAGTTACACTAATATTAAATATGACCTTCCAAGAGAACAAAAAATCCTATATGGATTCGCTGTTTAGTATATCTACACTTTTAAAGAGGTGGCATACCGAGACGCAGCGAAAAGATGTAAATAAAAATTATATGATTAAACATTTAACTATGTGGATTAAGAAGTTAGAAGAACTTAGACACGAAATAATGATGAGGAAAGATAGATGAAAAAACATATATTAAAAGAGAATTATGATAGACTTTTTGGTAAGAGGGAATTTGGTGATCCATTACCTACACTTAAAGGTGTGATGGAAAAATACAAAATAAATGAACAACATGCATTATTTCCTATACGGATTGATATGAAAGTTGATTATACAGATAATGAAACCACCGAGGAAAGTTTCGTAGAAGATATTGAAAAGGCCATTCAAGGAGTGATTGATACAAGTGGTGTTAATGTTGAATGGACGGTAAACGATGATTCTATGGGTTAAATAATGATTAAACTTAAAGATTTATTACTCGAAAGGGGACTTTCAGATGAAATGAGAGAATTGAAACTTCATATTGACAATGACGCTGGTTTATATCGTCAAAGGTATATGCCAATATTGAAGAATTTGTCGAGTAAGAAGAAACAAGGAAAATATCGTAAACCTTTAGCTCAAAAAGCTTTCATGTACTTGATAGATGATGGAGCAAAACGATATGTTCGGTCTTATGGTGGAAATCACTTAGATGTATTTCCAAAAAGACAGAGAAAAGATTTAGCAAAAGATTATGTTGAAGAATTTGAACAAATTTTTAAAGATCAAGAATTTGATTTTATGAGATAGGAGTAAAAATATGGCAAGACAATTAATAGTAGATTATTTACCGTTTGAAATAACAAGAGAACAAATAAACGAGTCTCTTAAAGAAAATAATGGTCGTTTAATCGTTCATGGAGTATTACAACGGTCAGATGCCAAAAACCAAAATGGTAGAGTTTATCCACACGGAATATTACAAAGAGAATCTAACAAATATGCAGAAAATTTTATTAATCAAAAACGAGCAATGGGTGAATTAGACCATCCCGAAAGTTCTGTAGTTAATTTACAGAACGTATCTCACAATGTAACAGAAATGCATTGGGAAGGTAAGAATTTAATTGGTTCGGTTGAAGTTCTTGGAACTCCGAGTGGAAATATACTTAGTGAATTATTTAAGGCAGGTATAAAACTTGGTATAAGTTCTCGTGGTTTAGGTTCAGTAGAACCTATGCAAGAGGGTGATGGTCAAACAGTTCAGAGTGATTTTGAATTGATTGCGTTTGACTTTGTATCCAACCCATCCACACATGGAGCATTTATGCATCCACTAAAAGAAAGTGTTGATAAACAACTAGAAGGTAGAACTTGTGGAAAATATTGCAAGGTCGAAAGTATCATAAATGATATTATTCGGGGAGAATAAATATGGATAAAGTACAATTAGAAACATTATTAAAAGAAAATCCAGCAGCGATAGCAGCAGTTCAGAAAATGACCGCAGTAAAACTTCAGGGTAAGGGTAGTAGAAAAATTCAAGCTGTGACGGCCTTAAAGGATAAAGACCATCCTTCTCATCAAAAGGCAGTTGGCATTTTCCAAAAGTTAAAGGATAAGTTTTCTAAAAAGAAAGAAGATGAACCTAAAAAACAATCTCAAGCTGATGTAGATTTTTATAAAAAACAATATGCTAGAAGAACTGGAAAAGAATTAGGAGAAACCAAAAATAGGAGAAACAAGATGAAAATAACCGAAGAGACTCTTAGAAAGGCAATTAGAGCAGAGATTAAATCCATTGTTACGGAAGATGATGATGCATTTAATGCACCAATTCCTGCACAGATAGAACGATATATGAAAAAATTCATTGCCGCCGTCCAAGGGGCAAGATTAAATAGACGGAGAACTGGAGCAATTCTTGGTCGTGTTGTTGCCGCTATGAATATTGATCCAAGTGATTTACAAAGATATGTAAGATTAGTCAAAAAGGGGCTGTAAAATGAATAAAAAACATGAATTCAATATGAACAAGAAATGGAGAGAATTCCGTCTTGATGAAAAACTAAACGAAGAAAACGAATCTCTTTGGACTTGGGTATACAAAGGTTTCTTGGGTGGATTTAAAAAGGCCGAGAAAAAAGGTGGGGGCAGTGTTAGTTTAGATGAAGTTGCACGAGGTGTTGCATTTTTAGTCAAAACTGAATTTGGTCATCATGCAAAAAATGATTTTATCAAATCGCTTAAAAAGTATATTAGATAATGAAAATAACTAAATCAAAACTCAGAAAAATTATAAGAGAAGAACTGTTAAGAGAAGCCACAGACATAGATAAAATGGCGGATGAAATCATAAATAACGCAAAGCATTATAGTAAAAATATAAAACATTATCATTCATTAGACGGGGATGTTTTTGGTGGTATGACTAATGGGCAGAAGAAATATGAAGCGATGCAAAAATTATTAGTTCAAGTAAATAAAGAATTGATCAAGTTTGGTAAAACGTGGATAGCTAAATATCAAAAATCAGTCGATAGAATAATGAAATCATGAAATTGACTAAATCATATCTTATCAAAATGGTAAGAGAAGAACTTGAAAAATATGATGGTGGATTCACCGATGAGATGAATGACCAACGAAAAAAGAATGCCGAAGTCTTGGGATATAAACTTGCAGGAACAAGTGATATAAAAGAGGGATTTACTAAATATACTCTTAAATTAACTGATACTCCTGGATGGTATCTCGTTCACGATAAAAAAGGTAAACAAAAGTTTGAAGGTGATAAGAGATTTGTCATGAAACATCTTAAAAAACTAAAAACCAGAATGGGTAATTTTCAACTAAAAAGTCTTATAGATGTGGCCACCAAAAGGAAAGGTAAGGATATTACATTTGATGTAGTGGAATCCGTGATAAAAGAAGCCGGAATGGGTATATTAACTACCGACCAAGCCGATGTATTACAAGGTATAGTATTACGAAATAAAAATAAAAATTTAAAGGCTATTCTTAAAATAGTATTGAAAGATCCCATGTTTAAAGGAGTAGATAAGAAAGAATTGTTAGGATATATTGATGGTGCAAGACAATTTGTTAAATATATGAAAAGTCATCCAATGGAATCTGTAAAGGAAGACAGAGATTATAAAGCAGAATATAAGAAATATGGTTCATCTACAAAGGCAAAAAAATACAGAGCTGAGTTAAATCAGTATAATAGAAAAAAAGGTACATATGGTAATGGAGATGGAAAAGACGCTTCACATAAAGGTGGGAAGATAGTTGGTTTCGAAAAAGAATCTACAAATAGAGGTCGTAGGGAAAAGAGTAGATTGAAGAAAGAAGATATAAGAGAGGATATTGGTTTAGATGTTTATTTAGGTGGTATTATTAAGGC